AAAACAGGGAATACTCTGTATTTATACTCACGAACATCTTTTAAAATATCGACATAAGGTGAAGTTTTATATTTGTTTCTTACAGTATAAGAGTCTAATAAATCTCCGTCTTCTGGGGTTTGTGGAATGCTACCCTTTTTCCTGACTAACATCGAGCCAACCCATCTTACATCACCGCTATCATTTGGGTCTACCCATGACAACCTTACTGCATTATCATTGCTTAACATTGCATTTACGCAATCGCAGGATGGCAATGTAGAGCTAGGTTTGTTTGCAGTTATCCATGACGGACGCTCCTGTGGAATTTCTACGTGTATAGAAATAACTTTCCATTTCACAGAACCATCTGAAATAGCCATTCCCTCAGTAGCAGAGCTAACGTCAGGCTGAGATGTAGAAGAGATACCTGCGGTTACACATTCTAAATACACCGTAGTTGTTGAGTTTTTAAATATTGCTACACAAGCATTGGCAGGATAGTTTTTTGCAGGCATCCAATATCCATAAGCATTGATAATTACAGTTCCGGTATTTGCGCTAGTATCTGTATTTACTTCCTGCCATGTGCCATCACCGCGAAGAAACTTATCCTGAGCGCCAGCAGGAGGGGCGGGAACTAAGCCCGACTTACCTGTTGCGCCAGAAGTTGCAGCGGTCATGGTGGTGTAAGTAGTATTGACCGGAGTTTGCCATGTGCCATCACCGCGAAGAAATTTACTTTTATTCTCTTGGGTTGGAGCAGGAACCAACCCACTTTTGCCATCAGCTGACTCGGTAGCTCCAACCATTGTATTTACCTTTACATTTGCTAAATCACTTTTTTTTGCATAAGTTTCGGCAATATTATTGCCTTCACTATCTTTTTCAGCCTGCTCAGCTTTTGTAGCGGTAGTAGCATTTCCCTGCCATTCCTTATTGCTTCCACCAATACCAACAAAACTATCTCCTAATAAAATATTAGCCATTATTTATCACCCTTTACGTAATTAGGGATGCCTACTTTAATTTTATTTTCCTCGACAATCACATCGCCGTTATTATCAACAGTAAATTTTATAGGCAGTTCTTTGGATAATAAAATATCATTAAGCATCTCTATATTAACCATACCGTTTTCAAATCTAGCCAATGTTATTTTATCAGTGTTGTTTATTGCTACTTTCATAGCGTAAGTAAAAGTTACAGTAGTTTCGTCATTTTTGCTTGGCATATAATCTGGATTTTTATCAATTGTTGTCATGAACAATACTTCTTCATCACTTCCTCTGCTTTGGGCAAATAAATTAAGATTAACTACCCAAAAGCCTTTACTTATCATACCGCTATATGCAGTAGCTTCAACTGTTAGACAATCTCCTTGTAAAACCCTGTCTATATTCATACTGTGCTTATTACCAGAACCGTCTGCTATTTCCATTCTAGTAAATATAATGCCAGGGCCGGCGAGGGCTTCACTAAGTAAAGCCCTGCCTGCTTCGGTAATTTTCCCTACACCGAATGCACTCATCAAAAACACCTCACTCTGATTTCTTATTTGTCTTAGTTGTTTTTTTAGCAGCAATCTGTTCCTTTAACTTCTCGTTTTCTTCTTTTAAAGCTTCAATTTTTTGGGTACTCCCAGCCTTTTTCTTGTTATTACGCCAAATCATTATAAAACCTCCTTAATCGGTCCAACCTGCGATCACAGCATACACCTCTGGTGACTCCGCAATATAATCATAGGAAATGTTAATATGAGTCCCCTCATCAGCAACAACAGTCAAAAGACGGTTTTCATGCTCATAAGACCATGAACCGTTACACTTAATAGTTTCCTTCTTTGCAAAGTGAGGAAGCTGGATAATCTGACGCTTGCCAGTTGCAATACCTAAATCATCATTTTCAACTTTTCCCTCCGGCCTAATAAGCTGATACTTAATAGCAGTAACAGTCTTTGCCTGTTCGCCGGAAGGGATTTCATAGCTGTAACGACTAGTAAAATCACCGCTGTCGTTAATCTGAGTTTCTTCATAACTCATCTCTACCCATTCAGCAGCAGACCAGCCGAATTCATAACTGGCTGTGATAACAGCGTCTCTTTCAGCATTAAGAGTAATCTGAGATGTCTCGGTATTGTAGCTGTAATCCTCAGTAACCTTGCCATCTAAATACACAACTAAAGTACTCTGATTAATACCGCTCTCCTCGAGCTGATAAGTGTTGCGTTCACCAGTACCGTAGCCAACGTGCTTCATATTTACATTGCCTGGCTTATTCCTCAGAGATACAAACGCCTTAATCTTTGCATCCATAAGGTCCTTGTGCTTAACAAGAGCATAAACGTAGCTTAAATTGTTGCTAAAATGCTGAGTCGTTGTCACAATATCTGTGGTAACGCCGTTAGTAATAGCAGTGCCTGACGTGTAAGTAACAGTCGCAGCGTTGAGCTTAGCAGTATCACTGCCATCAAGAGTTGTCACGCTGTAATTTGCGCGGAACTGTATATCGGTAGCACGCTTCATACCAACATCCGCTAGGGCTATGTAGTTACCCCAGCTTCCATCGCTCTTAATGCGTGCGGTAACGTCAACCTTTGCTCCGCCTGTTACGGCCACATCAGCAACAGCAGATACAACAAACACCGGAGTATCAGAAAGATGATATTCCTGAGAATACTCTGTCTTTGTGTACTGAGCAGTGTTTACACCAGCACGAACACTGATACCTGCACTTGGCATTACGTTAGCTGTGTTAGGAGCATAAAGAGCTACAACAGGATAAACCATTTTGCCCACAAAAGCAGGAACGTTAGTTAATGCAGTAAGCTCAGCAGCAGTATTGCCTTCAGTAAGCACGCTGTTGACTGTAATAGCCTGAGTAGCTAAATTTACTGCATTTCCTTCGGCATCAAGCTTAACATACTTATCGCCGATCTTAAAAGCAAAGCGACGCTTTGTATCAGCTGGCTCAGAGCCTACAATATCAATCATATTAACCACATTATTATTGGTGAAGTTAAGTGCTGTCTTACTGATAGCAAGACCGATATGCTGTGGCACCCACACAGAATCTACATTAAAGTTTGCAGACCACTTAGCGGTATTGTAAATACGAAGCCATCCTAATTTCATTCCCTCAGAGAGTGCATTCTGACCATAAGCCTTGCCAATGAGAATGTCTGAAGGATTAGAGGACCAGCCATGACCACTACAGCCATACGTGCCAATATGCTTACCATCAATGAAATATCTCTGATTGCTATTGCTGAACACACATAACGCAATATGGTGCCAGCCGTTAGTGAGATTAGCAGATGCACGTCTATGACCATCATCAAAATTGATTTTATTATTTGCATTCATGTAAATGTGAATGCCGGTACCGCTCTTATTCTGGCCGACAATACCACAAGCGCGCTTATTGTCCTTTACATAAAGCCAAAATTCGATAGTAGTCTGACTACCCCAATTGTTGAGCCCTACTGTATTCATGTAACCACTATTGTTGCCAGCCATTACAAAATCACCAAACTCGGTATCCTTTACATATTTGCAGACCGCAGGCTCCTTGAGGGTTATACTGCCGCTTCCATTATTATTTACTGCTCCGCTTTCAGAAAAATGAATGTCATACACAACATTTGCTGTACTTGGTGCGATTTTACTCATTTATTTATCCTCCTTTTAATTTACAGAAATTAAGCCGCCTGCACTAAAGATAATATCATTACCATAACTGAAATTATCTGCGTTGGACTGATTAGTTGCAAGTTTAGTAACAGTTAAATCAGTTTTGCCGGTACCCTTCCAAACAACAGACGGCTTATAAATCTGACCGAGAATATCACCGGAACCGTGTGCAATACCGTTAAGAATCCAGCAGGTTGTACGATAAATCTTGGTGTTCGGAATATCGTAGGTGTACTCAAGATTTTTAGTTAAAAGAATACGCTGGGTGTCGCCATTCTTAATAACACTCTTTACCTGCACATACTCAGCATGCACAGAATCGGTAATCCAGTAATGAGAGCCGATAATAATACCGTAATTGCTTGCCACATCCACTGAGTCATCACCAGCAGCGCAAGATACAACCTGAACCTCTAGCTGATCAACACTTGCAGAAGTCTCAAAATTCTCTGCTAAAAGCATATTAGCGTCAGGTAAGCTGTTTTCTGCTTCCATCTTTAAAGCAATCGCCGCCTGCTCAGCTTCCAACTGCTCAATCCTGCTTGTCATTAATGCCAAATTAGCAATATCGCCAGCAAGAATCTGCTTGCGTACATCCTCTACGGAAATACGGTTCATCTTATTTCCACTTTCAGCAGAACCAGCCAAAAGATACTCAGTAGTCTTAACATCTTCACCTTTTTGTATTACGTTTGGATGAGGATTTTCACTGTCGCGATGATTTACAAAAGAGCCATAAGACACATATACAGTATCGCCACTGATAGTAGCAGTAATGTTCTCTGCGTTATGAACAACAGTTACGACATTGTAAGTAATGTTCCAAAGCTCAGAGCCGCCACCAGCAGGAATATACTCAGAATCATCGCCGGTATTTCTATACGCATACAGAACTTCATCCTCATCATTGATTTTAGCAAAAATACCAATCTCTTTAGCAAAAAAGCCATGCTTCAAATTATTATTCTGAAGCTGAGTTTCAAGCGTTGCAGTACCAGTGCCGGTAACATTTACATTGGAAATTGGCAGTTCTAATTTTGCTGATACTACATCAAGCATTTTTGTAGTATCAGTGTCCTCAGCAATAGTACCTTCACCCATCACGACACGGGTAAAATGCAGTGTTGCACCCGCCTGAGCCTTGGCTAATAAAGTCAAACCAAGGCTGGTTAATTTTGTCTGTCTACTTCTACTCATCTACTTGTCCTCCTTAATAATATAATTCTTTTTAACACTGACAGATGCGCCAGTGAAAATATCTGTTTTTATAATTGTATCAGTTGCATATTTTGCTGAATAATCGTATTCAACACCAATTGTCTTACTTCCACCCCTGCTATCAATCAAAGAATTGGTAAGCAGTGTATTTGCGGTTTCAGGCTCAGGCTTTATAGTGATTGACTTAAAACCATCAGTGTTATGGACATTGCCAATGCTAGTAATTGTTTCTGATTTTATTTCAGATATGCCAGTTATAGACTTGCTGCCGCTTACATTAGTAACAGCACCACCAGCAGTGCTCATATCAACCTTACTGTCTATGCCAACACCAAGATTGCGGACACCTGTGATAAGTTCTACCACACTGTTGTAACCATCGCCCCTAATCGACTTTTCATCAATATCATGGCTAATTATTTTTGTACCGACATTGATATTAGCACCACCTGCATAAACATCAGCATTATCACCAAAAGCAATGTCATATTCACTGTGGATATTTTCTTCGGTACTAGCGTTAATAGTTTTAATACCGAAGGTTGTATAAATGACACCATTGAAAATATTGCTATTCTCGCTGTAATGGTATTCTGTATGCTTTTCAGGAAGTTTCTCAGGATATTCAGTATCAATAAACCGTAAACCTGACACACTATAAACGAAACCATTATGCAGATTATGATTATCTGTAATATCAAAATCGTGCTGGAGTTCTGGCAATACATCAGGGTATTCAGTATCAATAAATTTACTGCCTGTAAAAACAGTACCAAAGCTACTGTAATATGCAGAATCCGTTTCAAGATTAATATTGTAACGCTTAGGCGGTAAATCATCAGGATATTCCATATCAACAAACTTCGAGCCTGTCATAAAAGAATATTGGCCGTAATATAAATCGCCTTTCAGATTATCATTGATACTAAGACCTAAATCTTTTACACCATTTTTATAAACAGCAGTACCAGTGAAAAATGGATAAGTTACCGCAGATATTTTTTCTCTGTCATAGCCAACAGGAAAAGTTTTTCTTCCGCGTTGTACATGAATAGCACCGGTGTAATTATTTATACTTTCCTCATCTTTATGTGAGATAACAGTTCTAACTTCGTCAAGATGTGAACGTACATTTTTAACACTGTTTATCGCCTCAATAACCTTACTGCCGCTTATATTGCCAACTGTATTTTTATTGCAGATAATACGGAAATGATAAGGTTCACCTTCATATTCATACCACTCTTCAACACAGCTATCGCCTAATGCAGATTTAACAACATTTTCCACCGCCCACGCTGTGCCTTTGGTTTTGTGAACCCTTATAGATTCTTTTACCAATCGGCGTTTATTTTGTAAAGGCAAGGTGTTGTCATAATAATCTACATGCCATTGCCATGCTAAAAGATTGACTATTTCCTCAGGTAAAACATCTATCTTATCAATCAAGTTAAGATTATCTACTACTTTACAGATTTTTTGCAATTCATCATCCAATACACTGGATAATTCCTGTATATTGTTATCTGCTGAAATATTTTTAGGAAGGATTTTTAATAGATGTAATTTTTGATAATCAATAGGTAAATTAGCCATCTTCTGCACCTCCATAAACTACGTTTATGGAAACAGCTTTTGCCATTTCATTGGGTGCGACAATAATCCTAGAAGCAGGACTTTTTACATCAGCAAGTTTAACTCCTGCAACACGCAATCTGTGATATAATTCTGTAGGGTTTATGTCTCTGCCTAATTTTTCACTCTGCCATTTCGTAAAATCAGATATTGCATTTTTTACATTATCTTTAATATCTGCTTCCTGAACTTTATCATCATTAGCTATATAATATACTAAATCAATAACATACTCTTTTACGTATGGTGCTTCAACAGTGACTAAATCAGTAAGAGGTCTTATTTTTTTATCGTTAAGCATTTTCTTTACATCATTAAGCATTTCTTCATCTGGGAGCTGACCATTTGTTAATATAGGTTGAACCAAAACTACTCCAGGACTAGGAGAAGAAACTGCTACATCAGCTATTAACGAACTTGTTTTCATAGCATAGTATCTATATCCTCCATAGCTTCCAGCAGTAGAAAAGCTTTCCGGTGCTTCATGTATTCGCTGGCGATATGATTCATCATCTTCTTCATCAGCACCACCCTCAGACTTAGTAATATTAATCATAGTGCTGACATAAGCTATAGGATCAATAATATTTTTTATCATTCCAGCCACATAACCATTGTATTCCGCTCCACACTTTTCCGCTTCTGCCTGTACAACAGTAGAAATTTCGCCAGCATAAATAAATTTATCAGCAGATATTACAAATACCTTATTATCGTCAGTTGCTACTCTTGTGCCAGCAGGAACAATAACATCTTTACCAATGACAGCTGATAATTTAATTTCAATAGTGACTGATGCTCTGCTTGCTTCCAATCTCTGGCAATCAACTAAATAACCTAAGTGGTCCAGATTATCTCCTACGGCATAGTATAGTAAATTCTGCTTAAGGCCATAATTTGCCAGCACTCTAAGTTGTACTAATTCGTCAGCAATACTATAAAGAAACAACCTCACTGGGTCAGCCTGCCCCAAGCTTCTGCCTGTCACATCAGCATAAGTTTTTACAATTTCATCTCTGATAATTTCTGTATCAGTTTCAAAGAAATTTACATCTTTAAGCATCTTCTATCACCACCTTTACAGTAGGATAAAGTACACCTTCTACGGCTATGCCGTTCCAATTTATGCTTTGGAATTTTGCCCTAGGTTCATACTTTTCAATATTTTCCTTTACCTCCTTGACTATCATATTTCTAGCAATATTTACAGGTTTGTCAACAAAATCTCCGTTAATGCCGAAATTTCTATACAACGGAACAGAACCCTTTGAAGTGGTAATGATAGTACGGATATTTTGTACTATTTCCTCTATGACACTCTGTGGAGCAAAGTTTATTGAACCGTCAATCATAGGTATTTCATGAATGCTCATTGTTTAAAAACCTCCACATATTCCTGCAATGTTATTTGAGCTTTGCTATAAATGATATTGCCGTCAATATCAAAATGCTCTGCTGATTCGCTAACCTTAGTCAATAGCCATTTATTATCCCCCACAGGCTCACCAGCTAAGCAAAAAGTCAGCACCTCGCCATTTTCGCAGTATTTAATCAATCTGTTAATTTCTTTTTTAGGATTATGCCCCCAAAAAGCATTGATCTTGATTTCAAAACTTATTTCCTGTAAGTCTGCCCCCATAAATTCAAGCACAGGCTTGCCGCCTATCACTTCATGTTTGCTTATCCTTGTGCTGGATGATCGGGAATATCCATCAAAAGTAAATATATTTTCAGTGTTTGTTACCTGAAATTGAATATCACCAAGTGATGCCACATCTCGGCTGGAGTCCGCAAAAGGTGATCCGGTAATATATTTGCTAAAATCCATTTCATCATCCTCCTGCAAAAACATTTGAACTTCCACTGATATGACTGCCGCTTTGCCCGCAAGTTTGACAACTGGTGGTATCTCCAACCCTAGTAACCGGCTTTCCATTACAGTATACAACAGAACTGCCACTTGTTGTCGCAAACATACCGCCATGAGGACAATTTGTTGAACCTGTGTCGGATAGTCTATGGAGGGCACTTCCATTAACAAAAACATTTGGGCTTCCTGCTCTGTTACTGCCACTTCTGCTATGAGGACAGCAAGGTAAACCGATATTACAAACTCCAGAAGTGCCATCACCTATTCTTGTTACTGATGCCATGTCATGCCTCCTATGGATTCAAATCAATTCTTGCACCCTTAATGGTTATATTGCCATTACATACAATGCTCAGATTGCCACTGCAACGAATATTCATATCACCAGTTTTTCTGTTATGTTCTACATAATCTCCATTGCTGAATTTCGTTCTGCGCACATCAGGATTCTGACATTCCGGGGGAACTGTTTTAGAATAATATGAGCCTATGACAAACCCCTGTCCCTTTCCATCTTCGGACTCATTTACTATAACCTGTTCCCCTACATCAGGAAGCCAGTAATCAAAATTAGTTCCGCTTCCTTGACACATAACAGGAAGCTTGGCAGAAACTAAATTGTCTCTGTCCTCATAAAAAACGCGAACCGCCATTTCTGCTGGATAAACTTCACATACCTTAGCCTGCTTAATAGCCATTCAAACACTTCCTTATCTCTATTCCGCAAGCATAACCACTACTGCTCAAACTATGATTACTGCTTTCCACGATATACTTGCCATCCAATCTATTAAACCCTTCAAGCGTAATGGTGAAACCAGATAAAAATAAATTATCACCAATAGCAGGTTTACCGCCAAAATTCAAAGAACCTTTTATTTCGTCCTTGTTTTTATCCCTAAGTTCTGACTTTGCTAATTTCTCAGCTTCTTTTTGATCAGCAACGTTTTTATGAATTTCAAGAATTTTTCCTTCTTTTTTATCAGGGTCATTAAAGGTATATTCTATAAATACACCATCTTTTGCATTTTCATATCTAACGTGAGCTCCTTTATAAATATCTCTAGTTTTACTCTGAAATCTGTAACTAGTAATACCTGCTGAATTTCTTTTTATAATTGCAACAGACTCTGCTTTATCTAGTTCTGCTATGGAATAAACATCAAGCTGAGTATCTGAAACCTTTACCCCACAGCCTTTTTCTTTAGCTGTTTTGGTAAGAAATTCCAAATCACTCTCTTCTCTCTGTTCCAATCTTTCAATTTCTTCATCATCAGTTAAATTTAAATACAGTTTTAAACCTGCTTTCTCAGCAATCTCCTGAGCAATTTGAGACAATTTTACTTTTTCCCATGCTTTATTCCTCTGAATACCTCGTAAATCATTGTTGTTAGGAACGGATATTGCTTTTATGCTGACTACATGCGGAAGACCGCTTATTTCAATTTCATCTATTTCAAAAACACCTAACTGTACCTCTGTTTTTCCTGCGCTTTTCCAATTTTCAATGATAAAAAATGCTTCTATGGTATCACCTTTATTAGGGAACCATTCCGATTCCCAAAGTTTATCCCTGTCTTCCAAATTTATCTGAATGTCATCTGCCTCACCAGAAGCTTTATCTGAGAATTGAAAAGATAACAGGTAAGGCGCAATATCCGTAGAAATATCTTTACTATTATAGTTTAGTTTTAATCTCACATTTCTCGCCTTCAATTATCTCACCTCTTCCACGGTGGCAAAGCCCGTTGTCTAGGTGTTTCGATAGCAGGCAAGGTCAATACCGTACCTACATCAAAAACTGAAATTCCCATATACTTAGGATTAGCTTTCATCAGCTTATCCATATAAAGCTCACTGCCTAAAGTTTTTCTGGCAATAACATCCCATTCATCGCCCGCTACTGTCCTATATGTATTCACGCAAAGCTCACTCTCCTTTGCTGATTCTGAATATCGGCAATTGCTCTTTTTACTACATCTACAATATTATTCTGAACGGTATTTACAACACTATTATCTGCATTACCATTGATAGTAACAGGAACGGAAATGCTGATATTCTGAGTTAAGCTGTCATTATTATTGTTGTTGGTGATGCTATTACCCGAAGGCAGATTATCCAAAACACTCCAGTAGTTGCCCTGGTTTTTCCCTGATGGCATTAAGCCCATGATATTACCTGCTGTATACCATAAATCTTTTGCACGCTGAGAACCATCAAGAGGAATTGCTGCTTCTGGTCCTTCTTCAGCAAAAGTTGTAAGGAATGCCCCCTTTTGATAAATACCACCCCGAGCATTATGAGCGACTTCACCACCGCCTCCAGTGATAAAATTAACCGCTGTGGTAATAGGCGTGCTCATGGACGATATTAAACTATCCCATAAAGATTTTATCTGATTTACACCGCTATCCACTACGGACATAAGACCATCAAAAGCTGAACTCATTACATTGTATGCTGCTTGCATTGCACCATCTATTGCCGCAGGAACTGCAGTGGAAAGACCGTTTACAAAGCCAATAATAGCTGTAATAGCACTGCTTACAATTGTCTGTAATGTATTCCATACCGAATTCACTATCTCCCTAACAGTTTCATTGGTATTGTAGAAATATACCAATGCTCCAATCAGTGCCATTACCGCAACAACAACCGCCCCTATTGGATTTGCTGTAAGCACAGCATTGAGTGTACCAAAAGCAGCAGTAGCCCCTCCTGTTACTGCAGTCATAATAGTAGTTGCAACGGCATGAATTTTTGAAGCAGCAGAAGCTAATATTTCTGCATTTCGGCAAGCAGTGATAGCCGCCGTAAGAGCAGTATAGCTTGAAGAAATCAACGCTACTGTTTGTCCTGCCACTACCATACCAGCAATAGCAGCACCTACTGCAGTAATACCTATTATTAGATTTGGATGTTCACCAGCAATTTCGGCTAATTTGCCACCGTACTCTGCCAATACTGAAACAGAATCCTTAATCGCTGGTAAAAACACAGAACCGACCTTAATACCTAATTCAGTGACGGCATTTTTCATTAACTGAATAGAATTTTCGGTTGTCGCACTTCTTGCGGCATATTCTGCTTCCATACTTCCTGCATATTTTTCTGCATCTGCTACCTTATTCAAATTATCCTTCAGATTATCTAAATTGGATAATAATGGTGCAATAGCGGACAATGACTCAGAGCCGAATAATTGTTTTAATATGGAAGCCTGCTCAGCTTCATCGAGCGACTTTATTCTTTCCAAAACATCAACAATAGCACCTTTGGCATCTACCTGCATTCTCTTTGCCATATCTGAAGCATCCAGCCCCAAGCGGTTAAATGCCTCCGACTGTGATTTAGTAGCAGATTCACCAGCAACCAAACCAAGTATCATATTCTTGATACCTGTTGCCGCTACTTCAGATGGAATGCCTACACCAATCATAGAAGCACCGAGAGCAGCAATTTCACCACTTGCAACACCGCCAACATCACCTAACGGGCCTATTCTAGTGAGTACATCAGAGATTAATGGTGCCGCCGCTGCTGTTGTGTTGCCTAAGTAATTAACCTTGTCAGCAAGATCAACCACTTCTTTTTGATTCATTCCGAAAGCAGTTCGCCATTTAGCCATAGTATCGCCAGCCTGCTCTGCAGTAATGTCAAAAGCAACTCCCATTTTCGCCGCCGATTCAGCAAAACCCAGCAATTCTTCTTTTGCAATTCCTGCCTGACCACCAGCTGCGACTATTTTAGCAATATCTTCAGCTGCCATAGGAATATTCCTTGTCATCTGAATGATACCATCGTTCATTTCCTTAAGCTCTGCTGCACCATTAAAGTCAACAACTTTCTTTACATCAGCCATAGCAGACTCAAAACCAATAGCCGCTTTAGTCGCATCTATAAACGGACTGGCAAGACTTGTAATCGTGCCAATAGTAGTAGCCAATTTAGCAGCGTTACTTTGCACATTGTTCATAGCGCCAGAAAAATCGTCTGAAGCTGAAGTAAATCTCTGCTGACGAGACACTCGCTCCCGTTGCTGCTGAATGTTTGACATACTGTTTTCAGTAGAAGCGTGCATGTTGTTAAATCTTTCTCTGTTTTGCCTAAGACCGTTCAATGCCCGTGTGTATCGTTCCGCACTTATAGCACCGCTTTCATACATGCTTTGCAATTGTCTTTCTCTGTTAGTATTTTGATTTAACAATGAATTTATTCTGGATAATTCATTCTCCTGCTGACTATATTCCCGCCTAAGACGTTGTGATTCAATTTCTAATTGACGGAGACTGTTCGATACTCTGCCAGCTTGAATGGCCATATTTCCTTGCACCATTGTGTTTAATGTCAATGCAAATTCAAAAATTCTTCCCAAAACCCGTTGCCCTCCTTTTCTAAAAATGCTATAATATAACAAAGGCGGTGATTTATATGTTTAGTGCTTTTGTATGGTTTCTTTTTATTATCTTTTGTACTCTATTGATGTATATTGCCGGTAAAGAATTATTAAAATTGTCGTGGTCATGCTTAAAATACATCAAATTCTACACAATAAATTTATTTATGGTTTTACATGCTAACCTTCGCATTATCCGAAAATATCAAAAATCTGATCCATATAAGTGCAAAGAATTGCTAGACATTAATAAGCAAAACAGCAAAAGGAATATAGATGAATTTTTCCACGGAATAAGTAATGGTAACAGACATCCTTACTGGGATGAATAAATAAGCCCAAACAACGGGCTTATTTTTTTGCGTTCTGTTTAATAACATCGCACCATTCCAGTATTTCATTAGGGGTTAAGTTCAGCCAAAAATCTATTGGAGCATAGCTAGACAATTCCACGCTAATAGTCTGATACCACTTTATAACTGCGCCACTGCCTCTACTGTCTCTTTCAATGAGTTCAGCTTGCTGTCCCCTTGACTTTTGACCATCGAACCTACTAAAAAAACGAATACCGCTCCTAACACACCAGAAAAATCCCTTAACTTCAAATCCAGTATTTCGTCGTAAGACATTCCTAATGCTTTTGCCGCGACTCTAGCCTGAAACTCACGATCAAAAACAGGCAGTACCGCCCCTAAGCCAAGGTTGATATTCATTCTTGAAACACGTGCTATTTCCATATAATCCCTGCCTGTAAGATTTTCTAAATTTTCCCTTAACTTTTTAAGATCAACACTCATATTCTTTTCCTCCATATCAAAAATAGGAGCTGACTTTTTTAAAGCCGCCCCTAAATCATCACAAACCTAAATTCTTGCGGACCTCAGCATACAAATCCTCGCCATCTACTGCGTAAACCTTAGAGAATTTGTCAATATGAAGCTTTTCTTTGCCGTTAATGCTCACCTTTAAACGGTACAGCTCTACGGTAATCTTAGAACCACTTTCAGCAGATACCTCCATATTGCCGAACTCTGCCTTCTTGACAACACCTGCCACAGCCACGCGAACACCAACATTGTTCCACTGATGAGAGCCTGCATTGTATTCCTGGTTGTTGCCCCAAAATTCAAAGGTAACGCCCCTCTTATTCTGTACATACTTAGTAAAATCCTCATGAATAGTTCTCCACTCAATTTCACACTCCATAGAACCAGGCATACCAAAAGTAGGCATGTCCATTTCACCCAAAATACCTGGGCCCTTAATGGTATCAGTCAGGTATTCCAAACTAGGAAGGGTAACAGTGGTAATACCTATAAGTCGCTTATCATCGCTATAAGCTTCGTAGTCCGTAAGCTTTGCTGGAATATTCATCTGCTATTCCCTCCCTTAATTAAACAAATTAGCCACATAGCCAGTATCATACTCAGCAATGAAATCAATTTCCCTTGCCGGGCTAGGTGGTGTCAGATAAACATGGAAACGAATAATGCCGTCCATGAGATTGGTCGTACTGTTTTCAGACTTCAAAAAAGCCACTCTGCCGCCTAAAAGATGACCACTCGCTACATGGGCATTGAGCCAGTCATTAGCACTATCTACCACCGTATGAATCAAGCGCTCATTAGTAGGATTATCTACCTTGGCGAAATAGGTAGTAGTAAGATTATTTAAGAACCAGCAGAAACTACGACGGATAGGAATAAAAGAATCCTTTACATCCGTATTTGCAGGATAGCATGATGTACGATTACCCCAGCACTTCCAGCCATTCTCATTCAATGCGGTAACAACACCAATAGAGTTTAAATAAGTTGCTTCACTATGCTCTAAGAAAACAGTCTTGCCACCTGCCATGGTACCATCAATCTGCATAGTGTGGTTAGAAGGGGACATATAAGGACAGCCGTCTGGATCGGAAGCATCAATCTGCATACAGAGGCAAGCCAAATGAGTGCTCATGCGGTAAACATTATCACCATTAGTTACTTTAGGCCAGCAGTCAATAAGATGACCGTTATCCTCCACCAGATTATACGTATCCTTATATTCTTTTGCCTTGTCGTAGGAAACGGCCACATTGTCATCAATATCAACAATTGCTACAGTTGAATACCTGCCATCACTGATATTTTTAGCATTTGACTTCATGGCAGACAATACACCGCCATCCTTGCTAAAACGTGGAGCCACAACAAAAGAAGGTATCATGCCAAACCGCGGGTAAACATATTTTAGCTGTGCCATTGCTTCCTTAGCTTCATCAGCAGTTACCTTAGATGTGTCAATCACATGAAAAGTTGCTTCTGCAGACACAACAGATTTATCTTCAAGTAAGATTATCACCTTGTTATCTTTAATCTCTACTGAAAAATCAGTTTCTTTATCCATTCCATCCAGTGCAATAGAATCAGGAATAACCATATCATTTAAAACAGCAACGCCATTCACAAAATCAATGATATCACTCTTTTCAGTGAAGTGCTTAGAGGTATCCAGCAGGTTCACTGCCACAATAGGGGCGATGTTATACAGCATGAAAGCCGTATCCATCATTTCGCAAACATCAAAATTCTCATAGTCGTCAGACCAGCCGAACTTTGACTTTGCCTCACTGAAGCTATAGCAGAGGACAGGAACGCCCACCTCTGCCGGCTGCACCGCATTATACATAGGAGCACAGCCAATCACCACAATCGGAGTATTCAGCTGAGCTGCCGGAATAAGCGATGTTGGTACTTCGCTCTGGTACGTACCATGTTTGTAAGCCATTTATTTCACCTCATTTTCAAAAAATCTTTTGTTCTTGTCCCGATAAATATACGTCTGCTGATATAAATCAAACTTAATCAGCATATAGCCCCACCATCTAGGGAAGGGCTGTTCTTCTGGAATTTCAGTTTTTAATTCTCCACTGGAACGGTACTCGCCTATCGTTCTGGTACGCATTATACCTTGACGAATAAGCTCCATGATATGATAAAGACCTAAATGTCCTTGCGTCACATCATCATCATAAGTCTGCACCAGTATTTGCAGTTCAATGCTCGAAGGCGACTTAGTGTCCACTGAATCAATAATTTCCACAGGCCGAACTACCACATTATACGTCTGCTTTGCTTTTTCAGCAGCGGTCACAGTCTTAGGTAAAAAGCCATGACGAACCACTATTTCAGGCGTGTAGGTAATAGGTTCCTTCTTAGGTGGTGTGCAGGTGAACTGCGGAGGAACGTAATCCTGTATACACTCATTACGGATAAAATCAGCCACCGCCTGAGCGCATTCTATTGGGCTCATTCAATATCCCCCTAACCGTCTATTAATCTCAGCTTCCAATCTTTTCCCGAACATTTCCTTTGCCCGGTCTTCCATGGCCTCAATAATTGGCTCATCGTCAATCATCTGAGGAACAGAAACAGTATATTCACTGTGAATAGGCAATCTGTGCGCTGATGTGCGATGAAAAGTATTTCCTCTAGTGCTAACAAAGAAAGAGTGAGGAAGTGTTTTCTGCTCACCTCTCCTTATAGCTACCCGCACACCTTTTCGTTTTGAAACCTTTGGCTTAAATTCCATCAGCTTTAATGGACCGCCCCTAGCAATGATAATGCCTTGCATTCCCTGCACTTTAGTTGACATAGCAGACTTAATTTTGGAGGATTTTAGATTATACCTCTTATTTGCTGTTTTATTGCCTGCCATTCTTGCAGCGGTAACAGAGCGCTTTAAAGCAGAGGAAATACTCGACCTTAACTGACTGTCACTGCTTACACGCCTAAGCACATCTATAAGCAAATCAATGTTTGAAGACATTTTAGCCACCTCACATTGTATCAACTTCCAGCATTATGCTGGTCATTCCCATGTCCTCAGATACAGAGCCTACACGATAGGTAATTCCATCAAATACACAGATATTCTCAGTCTCTATCATAAAAGGCAGCTCATCCGTTTTTACATGTACCACGATAGATAAATTACTGACACCTTCAAAGTGTACAGCATGTTTTGTCTGTCTTGTAATAGCCTGATCGGTAGTCAAACCCTCAGCTACACAGGTGATATTTATAACTTCACCGCTATACTCAAAGGTATGTTCATCAGCAAATTCCTCAGGATTAAAAAAGACATTTTCCAAATCCCCGGCCATATCATCCTTAAAAGCCATGATTAATTACCTGCATCAATGTAATACCAATCATCACAGGTTTCAGGGATTACAATGCTGCGGCTGTACATAATCAGCTGCAAAATATTGTGCTTTTCATCAGCCAAATACTTAGGCACAATTGCATTTGCATAGGTCTGGAACTCACCATTATCATTTACGAGATTAACCGCACCATTAAGCTGCTTGCCCTTGCCAGGAATAGCCATAATAACATCATTTGCGCCAAGGAAAGATTTAACTGCACCAGTATCGTCGATATAATCTTCTACATACTCGTAAATATCAAGATTCAGAGGCAGAATGCGGCCAACGTAACCAACGGCAGGAGATACCAAATGTGGCTGAATGGACGCTACAAGCAGATTTTCACGAGAAGGCACCATTAGATAGCGCATAATTTCCTCGTTACTCATGATATACTGCTTTACATTCTCGCCAACAACTGCTACGGTAGGAACTTCACCCGCATTAGAACGAATAGAACGTGAAGCAGTCTCCAAATCCTTTAAAATGCCAGCAGAAGCCTTTGCCCAATTTGCCTTAGCTTTCTTCTGATTCCAAATAGAGGTCAAATCGACTTCATCGCCCTTTGCCACCTTGCCATCACCAGCAAAAGCACTGATAGTAATCTTGCCAGTAGTGAGCAGTTCAGCCGCCATAGCTTCCTTGCGGTTCTGAATTGCAGACTGCAAATCAATAAAATCGCGTGCCTGAAGTTCTGCTGCACGTTCAGCAGCAGTGTTCTCCCCCAGTAACGCCTCACCAAAAGCACGTCCCTTCACATCATAACCTGTTACCACACGGCTAGGAGCCATAAGGGCAGGAGTAACAGTACGCATGTAAGCAATTTCACGCTCCATATTTACACTGTTGCCCTCATCGGTAACAAATGGAGCCAAAATGCGACGGCCTCTGCGAATTTCCACATTTACGGTAGGAGTTACCGCACATGGCAGGACATTAGGGAAAAAGGTGTCCGTCAGGAATTTAGCAGGAGCCTTTACCCTGTCAATAGCCGCAATCATAGAAGTAGTATCACGAAAAATATTAATAGCCATTAGTTTTCACCTCTTTACTGAACACTAGTAAGGTAAATGCCGACAGTACGAAGCTCATCCTCATGAGCATCCACTGTATCACCGTCACTTACAATCAACTTCTCACGATTAAAAAGACCGCTGGTATAGATAGTTGCTACCTCATCTTCAGCCGAAACATCACTCGCTACAATACCATAGGCTACGGTAGCAGGAGTGCCTTCATCAGCTGCGGCCTTTACAATTGCACCAGTCTTATCTACAATAGTGCCACGCTTTAGTGCACTGCCAGCACTGACAGCTATATTCTTATTGAGCAATGGAAGCTGTACACCACCAATAAGCTCATCGTGTTCTACGCTTACACAACTTTCAAACATAGACATTTTTTACTCACCTCTTATCTTTTAGTTGAATTTAAATAAGACTTCATGAAGCCGGCCAGCTTATCAATATCGCCAGCACTTGCTGCATTGGAATCATTGTTGCCAGAAACGTTATCAGAAGCATTCACTGCTACGTTTGCCGCCCCGGAATTAAGCTGATCAGCTACAATAGCTTTGATTTCATCAATGCCGTTGCTTGCAGTTTCAATACCGCTGACTGCATCTACATATTCCTTGATTTCCTCAGCGGAATTTCCCTTATCAATAGCAATATTAACAATTCTGTCAACCGCCTCATTGCCATTACGAAGCTTATTCAGACAGTTGATACGCTCACGTTCAGCCTTTACAGCAGTATCTACATCATTGGTTGCCTTGAATAAAGATTTTAAATCATTCAGCCAATTACTGTTATTTTCCATGTCATTCACCCCTTCCGGCTGTACCTTGTTTTTCATTTTACCATTAACCGAAGTACTGTTATCGCAAACATAAGAATAGTTGCTATAATTTTCATTCGCATAGGCTACGCAGTTCAAATAAGTACTATTGCCAGTATCCATATCCTCTGTAATTTCATCAATGAAACCATATGCAAGGCACTCATCTGCCGAAAGCCACGTTTCATCATCCATCATGCGCTTTACATCAGCTTCACTAGCATTCTTGCATTTACCCATATAGACATTGACAATAGTCTGCTTTATGGCATCCAACGCATTGCTGATTTTCTCACATTCTGCCTTAGTTATGGCACCACGATAGCCGACCATAGGATTATGAATCATGAAAATGCCATTTCTAGGCATAGTGATTTTATTTCCTGCAAGGGCAACAAGAGTAGCTGCACTGGCACACATACCATCAATCACAGTATTTACAGTACCGCTATAAGACTTAATCTGATTGTATATAGCTTGTGCCTGAAATACATCACCACCAGGAGAATTGATACGCAAAGTAACATTCTTGCCACCTAGAGCATGAAGTTCTTCAGCAAATTCTGCCGCCCCTTTGTCAGCCTCGTCAATCTTTTCGCCGGTCCAAAGGTCCTTTTCGGTAGTGATAGCACCATACAAAAGAATTTCAGCACTTTCCGCCTCAGCCTCATTCTTTATTTTCCAAAACTTTTCCATTTTCCTCATCTCCATTTTCTTCAATTACAATATTCACATTGGCAGGAGTTATTCCAGCCTCTATCATTTGTGCCAAATTTCTTTTTATAACCTTGATATTTTCCTCAAAATCACTGCCTGTCATTTCCGCTGCTTCTCGCTCTGGAGTAGAAAGACCGGCCGCTATTCTGAGTGTCGCACCGTTTACATCCCTCACAGGATCCAGAATAGACATAGAAGGGCCGTACCATTCAGCATTGCAATATGCAAATCTGATTTTAGGATCCGAGAAAAAACCATCTGCCTTTACCCTGCCAATAGCTACTGCCTCAGCAAGCCACATTTCATAGGTTGGCTGGCAAAAATCCCTTGCAAACCACTCTCTCCTAATCTTGTACTGTTCCCATGCCTGCAAAAGTGCTGCACGACTGGCAGAATACGAACTGTTAAAACATTTCATCAAAACTTCATAAGGCTGGCCAATAGCCGCCGCAATCTGTTTTATAAGTTCCCTTGTGAACGGCTCAAAGGTACTCTGTGCATTGTTTTGGTCGATAGATTTCACATCAACACCCACAGGAAGTGCGTTGGTTGTACCTGGTCCCAGCTTATAAGCAGAAACATCAACACAAGGCTCACCGGGGTCACGCTCATCAACATTATCCCCTAGAATATCATCAATGCTATGCTGAGTGGAACTGCTGGTAAAGAATACAGAAAAGAATGATTTTATAATCGCACTTGTCAGCTCTGCCTCTGTATATCTTGATACCTGTTTAAGAGTCTCAATAACCGGTGCTAAATACGGAACACCTCTATGCTGTTCAGGACGTTCATCGTGAGCAATCTGCACTACATTAGGCATTCCCATAACATCCCCCTTAGCCTTTACGCGTACCCACTTAATAGCAGTATTAGTATCCGTAGGGTCTAAAGGGACTCTATTACTTATCCAATAGGCAACCGTAGCACCATTATCATTTACTTCAATACCGTTGATAATGCGATTTCCATTATCAGGATTAATGCGTTCCACATAGATATTAGCACTGTAAGAACTGTCAGGATTACTCACCCTGTTTCCTTCCAAAGCCTGCAAGCGCAAAGTATACGGCATATTACTGTCATAACTTCGCCTAAATATAGCAAAAGAATCACCATCAGTAAGGTATGCCCTGTACAATATTTCCTGTAAATCATAGAAATTATTTCTTTCCCGAATATCAGACAATTTTGACTTAGCCCAAAGATTAAATTCAGCCGCAACAGTTTTATTCCATGCGTCTGCTTCATCATCAGTCATGCCGATAATATCAGCCCTCACCTTTGGAAATAAACGAAGGCCAGCACCAACAGTATATTGCGTGGAAGTGCTGATTATAGCAGAACCAATAGGTGTATTAATCGTAAGGTCACTGGCTCTGTCTCTCAGCTTACTCAAATTAGCATCTATATCCGCCTTGGATGAAAGTTTTCTTGGATGATACTCCGCCAATGCCGGTTTGCTGTTTCCTGCTCCACCTTCAGCATAGCCACTGTTATTCACTTTAGTATTGTTCTTTCCTGTGACTTTCTTTTTCATCTTCTCACCTCTAGCTTATAAACACTATCCTCTTACTTCTGCTGTTCTTTTCCGGTGCCATTCCTTCCAGAACCGCCCCCTGTGCAAGCAAATCATCAATCACTTTTCGCACTTCTTTTAGGTTAGCCCTTGTTAAAGTCCTGTTGCTTATTGTATAACTCTGCCCCTGTAAAATCTTTTCTTCAGCTTCCAAATAAAGCTTTAACCGTCTATTATTTAACTGTTTTCTAGTCGACATTACCAAATCCCCCCTCTCCAAATTCCACCTGTAAAAGCAGTGGATGCTTTATTAGTCTTTGCTTTTATTTTCGGCTTAGTCTGTGGCTGAATCTGTGTTACAGTTTTATCCCTTACCGTAATCTGCAGATTCTCTTTTTGCCTTATCCAAAAAGCTTCATCATCTTTTGGCACTAAAGACTTTATGCAGGCAAGATTATACACCCTCAAATCAAGAGGCTCATTTCTAACTATTTTTCCATCTACTGCTACTGGTACCCATGCTTCACGAACAATACCGCCTTTTCTCACCGTCTTTTTCTGCTCTGAAATAATGCCTTTAAAATACATAACATCATAGCCACGGTCAATATTCTCAGGGAAATGAAAATACTTTTCTCCGGGCAAATCAATAGACAGTCTGTCCATGACCTGCTGTTTGCCATCGTCGACACCCAGCATTAACAGCCTATAACCATAATTGCCTGCTTTTGCCATTTTATGAACTAGAGGAATACCAACACCGCCTTGTCCTTTAATGGCTAATGTTTTTCCTCTCCGTATGCAATATTTGTAAACAGATTGAGTATAATGACCACCAGAATCTATGAAAGTTCTCGCTATTTTCAGTTTTGTACCATTCTTGAACGAATATTCCTTATCAAGAATAATATCCAGCGAATCAAGCGTCTGTTTGTCGTCAGGTCTGCCAACTACAACACCACGCTCAATACCCCAGCATTCTTCACCCATCCCCCAACCGCAAATTTCATATTCAAAGCGGTTATCCTGAGTATCTACTGCGGCAGTAAGTACAAGTACACCATCTGGAAGCTCTGCCTCATACTTTTCCCTGCGCTTTAAAAATTCTTCTTCACTATGGAAACCGCCTCGCGCCTTGTAGGATTCCGCAAATCTAGTATTTACTACAACCTGTTCAAGCTGTGGTTTGCCCTGTGCTTCCAGCCATTCCAAAGCAATAGTTTTCCAGTTTATCCATGGACTGGCAAAGCAATTCACGAAAAAACTGCGTGTGCCATTTTCCAGCGCTTTAGGATTTTGCGATATATATTTCTGCTCCGATTGAGTCATTTCTTCCTGAAAAAAATCAAAACCGCAATCAGGACAACGCCATTTTACCGAATTTACAAAAAACGTTTTTCTGTGATATTCATCTTCCTCAAAAGTATAATCAGTATTCATATCCTTCCATTTCAGCAGATGAAATTCACCACAATTAGGGCATTTATGCTGCCATTCTTCACGAGTGCCAGCAAGATACTTTTCTTCTATTCCTCCACGCTTTCCCTCAACAGTAGGAGTACTGAAAAGCCCCATTTTTCTGTTCCAGAAAGTTGTCATTCTTTTTCCTGCCAGTCCAACAGGATTACCCTCATTGCCAGCAGAATCCGGAAAACGGTCTACCTCATCAGCCAAAAGAATTCTTATAGGCTTAGAAGCAAGACCACTAGGGGAATTTGCCCCGCACATTACCAGTCTGCCACCCGGAAAAGTCTTGCTGAGAATGGTATTATTTGTCTTTTTAGCTTTTTCAGATTCTTCATCGCCAAATAATTTCCGTAAGACCTTAGTGTCTCTAATCATAGGGGCTATACGGCTCTTTGAAAAATCCTCAGCCAACTCTACCGTAGGCTGAATCATCATGATAGCACAAGGGTCAATATGAGCAAAACGACCTATTACATTTTCCATAATGGTTGATTTACCGCTTTGACTGGCACACATCAGCACCACTGTTTGTATTCTGTCGTCTGTAAAAGCATTCATGGGTTCATTCTGATACATAGCCCTGTTAGTCTTGAATTTTCCTGCCTCAGCAGCTACATCAGAAGATAATACTCTATATTTTCCAGCCCATTCTGCTATGGAAATTTTCTCTACTGGTTTAATAAATTTCAAAGTTGTGAGCTGATGCAGTTTATCAGGAGTTTTTAACAATTCCTTACGTATCGCCATCTTCGTCACCTCTAAAATCGGCAGATGATAACGAACTTAATTCAAGAAGAGCTTCTTCAATACACTGATTTACCACCTCAGAAACTAATACCTTGTGTTCATCCGGTACTCTGCTCGCTATTTTAGCAGCTATGCCAGATAACTGATTTCTGAATACTACAACCCTTTCAGCGCAGGCACGCTCAACTACTTTGGCATCATAAAGTTCACCGCACATTTTAGCAAGCTCGATTTCTGCCTTATCTGCTTTTAGCTTTTCCAGTCGGGCATGATGTAATTGAAAGTCTATCTCTTCCTCTTTTTCAGAATCTTTATTTCTAGTATAAAGATTTTTTGTACTCTGAAACAGTAATACTGCTCCGTCATCACAGGTAGGATCTAAAATAACTATGCCTTCCTTAACAAGCTGGCCAATTCTAGCCCTAGTAAATCCTGTGGCATTTGCAAGAGCAGTTTGGGTTACCGATATTTCTGTTGCTTTGCCATTTATTTTCACGAAATTCACTCCAAAAATTTGACAACCATAACAGTGCTTAAAAATTGACATTAGTTGTAGCTTTTTAAAATTAAAGCCCATCTGTCAACCGTAAGCACAATAAAAATTTTACAGCTAGTCGAATTCCGGGCGGTCGCCGTTCGCGCAACCGATGCCCCCTTCTGGAAGAACCTACCGCACTAGTACGGTTCCACCATCTCAGCGCAGGGTGTGACACATAAGCAGGATATAGCTCTGCCTATGATTATATAACAACACACCTGCCTGTTATCGCAAACATAGAGACTAGCTGTCACGTATCACACTCACCAGTCCCAGCTCGATGGCTATCATGTACGCCATCCGTCGTATATCTGTTAAAAGATTAATATAAGTCCTTTCTGATATATGAAGCCTGCGACTAGTCTTTATATAACTTTCATTATGCATATATCTGACACGAAGAATTTCTATTTGCTCAATACTAAGTTTCGTTTTTAAAACTTCAACCATCCTCAGCCACTCTTTAGGATTCGGGATAATAGTCTTATCAATAACAGCTTCCTTATCCTTAGAATATTTTTTCAATTCTTTTTGATGGCAAAGTATAAATTCAATCATCTTATATCTTGGGTCTTTTGGTAATTTCAAATTCAATCCCCCGTTCCAAAAAGCAAAATCAATCGCTGTTAAACGCAGGACAAAGCCTGCAATCTCTGTATGATACTTTGATTGCAAGCTGCTCTAGCGTTATATTTTCGTTATTTTCTTTTTGCCATTTTTCAAAAATTATTCATTACCACTCACCTCATATTCCTTGCAATTAACAATTTTAACATAATGATTAGGTCTATTTACATTGTCACTCATATAAACCTCCAAAAGCCGCCCCTGTGACAGCACAAAGGCAGCTTTATTAAAATTATTCTTCTCTTTTACATATTATCTCTGAGTTTTTTAAAATCTTCATCTTTCATTCTATCTCACCTTTCATCTAGTTAAATTTGGCAAATAGGCCCATTTCAAAACATATTCGAATTTAAGTAATGCTGTATGTTCACTATTCCACACATCAACAACTATACCGCCCCGACCATCGCCATAAACCATGCCCGGAAAAGACTTTGACTGAACTTCAAAATCATCTTCTTCATCATAATCTTCAAAAATATTAACAATATTGGTTTTTATGATTATTAAAGAGCCGTTTTCCGGAATAACTTTATTAGAAAACCATTCAATTTCACGCTTTACACTCATTTTAAATTCTCCCATCCGCCAAAGCAGGCACCTCAGTCAATTCGTATTCTATAACCTCAGCAGTAGTCAGTTCACGTCTGTAAATCACAGAACCATAACGACCGCCTTTATCATCTGGATTATACTCTGCAAGACCGTCCTTCGGTACAGCACCTGGACCTGCTGGACGTTCATTTAAATAATACTTGTAGAACATTATTCTCTCTCCCAAATCATATTCCACGCTTTATAATCAGTAGCTCCCATTACAATATTAGCTATACATTGCAAACCAATACACATCTCCAAAGGAATACTAGTTAAATATATAGCTAATGCGGCACCGAAAAACGGTCCACCTAAGCTCCAAGCGCTTTCCAAAGATTCCCATTTAGTTAAGTTATCACCTTTAATAATATTGTTAACAGCGTTACGCATTAATACAAACCATAAATTTGTACTTATTGCGTTTAGTATCGCTAATCCCAAAAATCTTACAGTGACATATTCTGTTGATAAAAATGATATGGTGCAAAAACATAGTAAATCAATTATAACTATGCCGTAAAAATGTTTCTTGTACCATGACATGATTTTATCAACAGCGACAGAACTATTAACAAGAGCTGCTAATCCCGTAGAAAGCATATTAGCAGCGGCAAATATTTCAGTAGCCACTCTAGATACGAAATATATCTGAATGATGGGACTCGTTAACGCAAAAATGAACGACACTACAACCGGGCCTATTAATAAATAGAACTTTAGTTTATTGCTCATCTCTCTCCTCAAAATCTTCACACGCTTCATCACGAACATCTATGATTTTACCATGTCTGCCACAAATCAATTTAGAGTAATACTCCTCATTAGCTGACTCATTATAGTCGCAATCTTTACAGAGGTTGTGGTCTTCCGAAATATCTTTAATGATTTTCACCATCGTCACCTTCTATTTTTAGCCGCTTCTTATACTTGCGGTCTTCATACAGTGTAAATGTCACAAGCCCTGCCACACAAAGCAGGCAACTTGCTACAAACATATAAAAATCACTCATTCAACTTTCCCCTCAGTCCCATACACATTTTCAATTAACAACTCAATATTCTTTATAGCTTTTTGCAAATCTTCCCTTCCATTCTTATGCTTATAACGCCACAAATATTTTACAGAATTTCCCAGAAAAAACGCTTCACTTGCTTCTGAATCTGCTGTAATTATTTTTATAGTATCCTTGCACTCATATTCCTTGCAATTAACAATTTTAACATAATGATTAGGTCTGTTTACATTGTCGTTCATATAAACCTCCAAAAGCTACCCCTGCAACAGTGCTAGGACAGCTTTATTTTTCAATATTTATCTGTAATCTTCCAGTATTCCTGCCAATGAATCTGCTACCGCTTCATTTGGTTCTGTATAGCCTAATCTCTCAGCCCAACGTCTCAGCTTAGGATTATACGGAATATCATCAACCATGCCATTGATGCCATCCTCACCTTCAAGCAATGCTAGGACAAGAAGTACATCCATTGCCTCTTCTCTAAATTTATCCATCGCCTGTCCAGGACTAACAGGAGTAACATTATTGCTCCGCCCCATCGCTCTAATAACCTTCAAGCTTGCCTGTGCCAGTTCAGAACATTCCTCTGCAAGCTGTTCATGCAGTGTTCTGTTGTCTAATGTTGCTCTAATGTGCTTAGCGTATTTGTTCACTATCATTTGCCACCTTTTATTTTATTAATTATAAATTTCTGTTTTACGGAACTATCACCGCTTGAATCTATCATCAGCCTTCTTTTGCGGTATCCTTTTAGCTGATTGTGACGGTATATTCTGTACGCTGGACAGGTATCATGACAGTCAGCTTTCCTGTTTTTACAGTCCTTACTGCATGGAGATTTCACACAGAATACCTTCTTCCCGTGAGATAAAAAATATTGTCCCATGTCAGTTCGTTTATAAACATTTTCTGCTCTAACTTATTAGCACCATAGATGCACCAGTCATTAGCGTTTTTATCCTCTTCCGTAAGGGTAAACAGTCTGCCATTACTGGCAATAATGTGGTCTTTATTAAGCTTTATCCAAAACGGTTTGTTTTTATCAGTTCCCCATTTTCTACGAAAAATTTTCCTGCCACTGTAAAAAGAATTTTCCATGTATTCTGATTACAAATTCATTATTTAAATCTCCTTAAATATCTTAGATTCTTGGTTTCAGGCACAAAGGCCAAAAGAATTTCAGCTTTCTTATTTTCTCAATTTCTGTGATAATAAACCTCTTTGACATCCACTCAAGAATGATTTCAAATTCCTCTGGAGTAGACCATGTTAAGGCTCTTCTCTTTTCTACAAAAATCTTTATGCGCTTCAATCCATAACCACAGAAATCATGTAAAGCACTTATTACCGCCGCTTCATGCTTATTGAAAATCTTTTCAGATAATTCCAGTGCAAGTCCACGCATTGTATTATAATACAGTTCACGATGATTTTTAGCTTCAGGCATTGCCAGCAGATACTCTTTTGGTTCTGTTTCCATGCCTTTGTAATCAGACCAGCCAAGAGAGCCTTTATCAAATTCCTTTCCGGCTATAATCTCATACCGGATAATATCATCAAAGGTCGTTCCGCACTCTGCATTTTGATTATGTGCTTCGATTGCATCCATCTTCCAGATATAATGCTTCAAGTATTCAAGGCACTTAGGCTTGCTCATTTTCATATCTTTTGCAAGAAGGTAGACCGTCATAATATTTGCTATAACAACACAAGTCTTTTCGATGTTATTAAAGTAACGCTCATAAACATCTTTATAAGCGCATGACAGTATCGTCCTGCTTTTATTGTCTGCCTTAGAATGCTTTTGTTTTGATATTTTTCTTGATAAACTCATTTCACACACTCACTTAATCCATTATATTTTTCTAGTAGTCATTCTGCTCAAATTATTAGCATAGTCAAAAGCCATTTTAAGTATCTCAGTACAGGTATAAAAATCATCTATGTTCGGTCTATTCTGCATTGCTTCGCAGAATTCATGGACAGGGCATTCATTATTGCAGTCCACCTGCCCAAAATCCTCAATATGCTCTGCCATCTGCTCGATAACATCTTCTCTAGCCATTATGACCGCCCCGCTTTCTGTTTTTCTTCTCCCATTTCTCCCAGCGTTTCTGCAAATACTTCCAAGGGACTGAATGCCATTTTTCTTCCTTGCTGTGCCGCCAGAATACTCTGTTTTCCTTCTTGTAAATTTCTAGATCCACATTATCACCACTTTCTACCCTGCCCTCAAAAGGGAATGTCTTCATCCTGCACATTGCTTCCGCCTTCAAACTCTCCCTGTGGCTGTGATGTACTATTGCTGGGCTTAGAACCGCAGAACTCTGCCTGACTTACCTTGACTTCAGTTACATAGTGAGTAGTGCCATCTTTAGCTTTATAATTTCTCACTTCCAAACTGCCCGTAACAAGGATTTCACTCCCCTTGTCAAAGTAGTTGCCGATGAACTGCGCTGTGTTCTCCCATGCCACACAACGGATAAAGTTTGCTCTTGGTGTGTCAGCAGGTGCATCCTTTCTCACTATCTTCGCTACTGCAATGGTGAATGTAGCAACGCATTTCCCATTTGCCGTATAACTCATTTCAGGTGCTTTTGTCAGCCTGCCTTTTTCAATTACTAAATTCATGCTTCAACCTCATTTCAAAAAATCATGTTTATTTTAGCGAGAACGTGCCAAATTTGAACGATAGGCACTATCTTAGAGTGAATATACCTAAAACAATTTTGACACGCTTAAAACGGCTCTATTTTTTAGAATACTCATAGCCATAATACAATTCGCTCTGATGCCTTGACTTACTCTCACGTTCTTCCTTTGCTTTTCTTCTGGAACGGATACACATTATCATGGTCTGTCGCCATATCGGGTCATTCTCACGTCCATCGTTGTATTGTGCGGCAAGTTCCCTCAGTTCTTCGTCGTAGTTCAATTCGTTCCGCCCTCCAGTGTCAGTGTGCTTCTGGCGGCAAGCTTATCGACAATGCTCACCATCTTGCTGTTTTCAAGTGCCGCATTATTGACCTTACGCTCTTTTGCTCTGCTCAGTACGGCTTCATAGGACTTTCTGAACTGTGCCTTATGGATTGCTATATCTGCATCCAGCATTTCAAATACCTTCTGCCTGCCAAACATTGTGACTGCCTGAGCGATTTCCGGGGTGCTGAATTCCCATTTCTGAGTGTCATTCCTCCAGTTCGCCTGCCTTATCATTTCATTCCACGCTTCATCCGCAGTAGGTATTCCCTTACCACCAGTAGATACATGCTCCGTCAAAGACTCAACGGCTTCACATATTTCAGCGATAGACGGAAAATACTTGCATGTCAGTATGATTTTATCCATCGCTGCTCTTAGCTGAGGAATGGTATATCTTGATAACATCTTGGCATACAGTACAAGACCATCACCATCAAGGCGGGTCTGCATAGGGAATGCTTTTTGATAAAAGCCCATCATATCGGCTATCTTTTGTTCATGCTTTAAGTCAGACATTTTCTAAATCCTCCTCCCATGAATGAATCTGCTGCAATTTCTGCTTTGCACTCTCCACGTTCTGATTAATCTGCTGGCTTCTGGTGAGATTCTGAGAAGGCTTGACTTCACTGTCTTCATGCCTTGCCCATGTGAGAAGCTTCTGTTTCCATGATTTAACCTTATTACCTTTGGCATCATGCCAGTCACCTGCTTCATAATAGTCAAAGAATGCCTTGGCTGATACATTGTGAATGCCTCTTTCGAGAATGTAGTCGTTTACTTCTTCAAGAGTAGGTGGGATAAAAGCACGTTTTTTAGGTGGTTTGGCAGGGGTCTTAGGGGATTTATCCCCTATACTATCTAACTCTATACTCTTATCTCTATTCTCTATACTCTTATCTCTATACTCTATACTCTCGTTACTAT